CTCCTGTTCCTACTGAAAATACAACTAATAAGAAAAAGAATAAGAAAAAGAACAATAAAAAGAATAAAAAAAAAAATGATAATTAGAGAATACTTGCAAAAAAATAACAAATCATATATATAATGACAACTAATTTTTGGACTCAAGATCCTTCAGTTTTAATAGATAAAGACCAAGTGTTCGAATTATGGCCTACATCGTTTATGTCATACAATCAAAAACTTAATGCACTTACAAGGATCATTATTATATTATCACTTTTAGGATATTTTATTTTTGGTTCATTGAAATCTATAACTACAGGATTTGTTGTGGTGTTTTTAATAGTTATGTTAAAAGCAGGTAGTATGTCTAATATGACAGAAAGTTTTATGAATGGTGCTTTATTTAACGTAGAAGATGAAATTGAAGAAAATGAAGAAAATGATGCGATTAAAAAAAAAATAACTGAATATAAAAAACCTACAACAAATAATCCATTAGGTAATGTTTTATTAACAGAAATCCATGATAATCCAACAAGAAAATCAGCACCTCCTGCATTTTATGATAGTATTACAGATGAAATTGGATTAAAAACAAAAGAAATGATAAAAGAACTTAATAGTGAAAACATTGATATTGAAAAAAAATTATTTTATGATTTAGGAAATAATTCAGAATTTGATTATTCTATGAGAAACTTTTATTCAACTGCTAATACAGAAATTCCTAGTGATCAAGAAGCATTTAGCAATTATTTATATGGTGATATGAAGTCTACAAAGGATGGTACATTATTAAATCCTAAATAAAAAAAAATATTTATAAAGATTATATATAGATGGCTATAACTAGTGATTACATGTTTAATGGTATGTCAAGAATAGGAAACGATGGATCTGATGTAAGTCAAAGAAATATTCAAAATACAAAAAAAGCAAATTATCATTTGCATAATCATCATACAAAAGACGTTGATATGAAGTCAGGAATATCATTAGCGTTGACACAGCCAACAATTAATTATGTTGGGACACAGCAAACAGCTTTAAATGGAACCAATATTGATACCAATTCAAATCTACTAATTGATAAAAATATGTTACACGCCAGAGGCAAGATTTCTTTACAAGAACGACAATATTTAACAGTCCCATTTATAGGAAGAGGAAAGGTAGATCCAGTATTAGAATCCAAATTATTTCTAGGAGAACAGCAAACAAATAAAAAATCAATTACTACATTATCTGAAAAATCATACATTCCTTTAAACAATACACCAATGATTCCAGAGGTTGAAAATAACGTACAAAACCCGAAACATATTATAGAAGGCGTAGCTTCAAATGGTTGGATAAGAGGAGGATTACCTAGTAGAGAATTTACAAAGCGCGCACTAAATTAATTACTTAATTACTTTAAATTTTAATAATTAATAATTTAAAGTAAAGACTTGTATATATTTTAAAATGTATAATTATGAATTAGAAATTAGTTACGATACAGACGAAGAATATAAAAAAAGCTTTTTAGATGTATTTGATGTTAAAGATATCGATAAAGCTGGGAAAAAAAGAAGAGACTTGTATGAAACATTAAATAAATTAGATTTGTTTAATGATTTATTTACATTTACGTCTCCACCCTTTCCGTGCCCGTTTATAGAGGAAAACTATAATGAAAATGACAATGAATGGGGAATGATAATATTATTTTCTTATGATTATTTTAAATTTTTTCATAAATGTATTCAGATATATTTTAAAAATAATAAAATAACCGATGAATTAACAAACGAGATAAATGGTTTAAAAAAAATAGTAGAAAACGGATAAAATTATATTATAAACATAGTTTATATGGCTTCAACCAGAAATCTAAACACATATGGAAACTATAATTTGGAGGAAGAACAATTTAGGAAAATGCGAGATTATAATAGTTATATACATTCTTCATGTGGACCTCCTCATTCAATCGGAATGACTACCGGCGGTTCTATGCCACCTAGTAAAATGTATCGCGATAGCCTTAGTAGAAATTCTATAGATATTGAATCTAGATTATTGGGAATAGGATCCAGTAATTTAGTTAAACCTTTAGCTCCTGTATATCCCAGTTTAAAACCAATAAACGATGTTACATTTTTTGTAAGACCAAAGATGATTATTCCCGCGCCATTGAAAATTGAAGGTAATCAGCGCTTTCATCCAAATATAAATTCTTAATGTATATATAATATAGAATGGCTTTTACAAGTATTAGAAATGAACCCGCTAGAATAGAGAAGGAATTACAACAATCTACCGCAACTGGTAGATATATGTTAGATACACCAGGACAAGGAACTGATTTACCAATGCAAAACTGTCCTTTTATTAGAATGCAAAAATGGGGTGCCAATTATAGTCCAAACATATTACATTTAGAAAGTGAATTACGTGGAATGAATATGCCATTAAATAGAGATGAACCAAAATTTAGATATAAACCGGCTGCTATTAAAAAGCCTGACTATTCAAACGCAAAGGCTGTTACAGAACAGTCTCGTGCTGTTTTGCCTCCTTGGATTCACCGTGATCTAGAAACAAAGCGATGGGATTATCCATTGGAAAATTTACAAAATCATTCCTATCGCACATTTGCTAATAATATTAGTTCTAGAATTGATGTTAAAAATAAATTCATGCAATAATTATTTTAATATAAATTAAATGATAATTTTAGTATAATTTTAGTATTATAATTATCAAAAAATATAATTACATATATATAATGGCTGAACTACTTGTAGCTAGTGCTGCTGCCGCAGGATTATATACTATTATGAATGATAACAATAATAACGGTAGTGTAATTAATAAAAAAGAAAATTTTTCTAATCAACTACCGTCATATTCTACTCTAAATAAAAAAGATGATAGACCAACTATATATAACTATAACTCTAGCAACGAAGCTGCAAATAATTATGTAAATAAGCAAGATAAGGATCAGCTTGTTTTAAATGACGGTGGAAGAGTTCCAAGCAACAATTACACACAACAAAAACAGCTAGAAGCTAAAACAGCAATTCCATCTGATTCATATTTTAATGATTCTGGATTTGTATCCTTAACTGGAGAAACAATGTCTAATAAAAGTATTACTCACAATAATATGACTCCCTTTTTTGGTAGTAAAATTAAGGGAATAAATTTAAATGAAGACCGCGCAGAAAGTATGCTTGATAATATGACAGGCACTGGTTCGCAAAGTTTCGCAAAGGAGGAAACTGCGCCATTGTTTAAACCAGAAGAATCTATGCAATGGTCTCACGGTGTTCCTAACATGAATGATTTCATGCAATCTAGACAAGTATCTAGTTTACAAAGAAACAATGTAAAGCCATGGGAAGAGCAACGGGAAGCACCCGGTCTTCGCAACGGCGAAGGATTTACCGGATTTAATAATGGTATGGGTTCTCGTGAAACTTGGATGCCAAAATCTGTAGATGAATTACGCGTTAAAACCAATCCAAAATTGTCCTATGACTTGACTAATCATCAAGGTCCCGCAAATTCAAAAATTAAAAATCTAGGTATAGAGGGTAAGTTCGAGCAATATAAACCAGATACTTATTTTGTAAATGGCCCTGAAAGATATTTAACTACCGTTGGTTCCGAGAAAGGTTCAACAAACAGAGCTCTTGAAGTAATGCCTAACGGAAACCGCAATAGTACTCTAACAGCATATAGCGGAAATGCTGGAGGAGGACACATGATAAAACAGGGAGCACCTGAGAAATACGAAGGATCCATGCGACCACACGTATATAGAGATGATTATGGAATATCAACCGCAGTAAATAGTAATCCAACTACTGAGTATTCTCACGGTCGTGGAACGCATACCGTATTACCTAATAACCGTGTAACAACGGATGATGGAAACTTTGGTGGAGTCGGCGGAGCTATTGGTGCTTTAATGGCTCCGGTTATGGATTTTTTGCGTCCATCAAGGAAAGAAAATGTAATTGGAAATATTCGTATTAATGGCAACGTTCAAAGGGCGGGCGCTGGTGGAGAATATGTGTATGAAACAAATAAACCAAACCCAACTATTCGTGAAACAGTAGGACATCAGCCATACAATTTAAATATACAACGTAATGATTTACAGAATGGCGGGGGTTATAATATATCAAACCAAATGGAAATGAATTCTCAACGAACAACAACCAGTAAGGAATCTTTTGGTAATGCAATGGGAGGAAGTGGAATTCGCGTGGCGGACGCTGAATACGCCCAGCGTAATAATGTAAATCGCGATGTATATGCTTACACTCCTTCGGGAAATACAAATGTATTTAACAACAAAATTAACGCAGATTTAGTAACACAAAGAGGAGACCACAATAATCGCACAAATCATACCACTGCTGGACCTGTATATTCGCCTGATATCCAAACCTTTGGCAAGGTACACGGAAATGATGGATTAGCCAATACAAATACGGAACGCATTCAACCCGATTTATTAAAGGCGTTTAAGGAAAATCCATTTACCCAAAGTTTAAGCAGTTATTAAATATTTATTATATAGAAGATGGAAAAAAGAAAAGAAAAGAAGAAAAACAAGACGCAATAAATAAGTTTAAAATAGTATTTAAATTATATGTTTTAAATATTATTAAATGGAACTGGATCTTCATAAAAATATAAAAAAAAAGCTAGATTTTTTCATAGAAAGTAAAAAGATACCACATATTATATTTCATGGCGAACATGGTTCAGGAAAGAGAACCCTGTTACGTAATTTCATTCAAAGTATATATGACAATGATAAACAACTAATATCTACCTATGTAATCAATATTGATTGTGGACATGGTAAGGGTATTAAATTTATCCGCGATGAGTTAAAATTTTTTGCCAAAGCAAATATCCATAACTCCGAGAAACTATTTAAAAGTATAATATTATTGAACGCCGATAAATTAACCATAGACGCTCAATCTGCATTACGTAGATGCATAGAATTGTTTTCTCACACAACCCGTTTTTTTATTATAGTTGAAAACAAATATAAATTATTGAAACCAATAATATCTAGGTTTTCTGAAATATATGTATCAAAGCCGCTAATTTATAATAAGGAGATTAACTTGCATAGTCATATAGCAAATAATCTATATAATATATCGCAATTAGAAACACAAAAACAGGTTTATATTAAAAACATAATAAAAACGATTAATAAAAATAGTGATTATTCAGAATTATTAGTAAAAATAGATAAATTATATAATAAAGGGATATCTGGACTAGATATAATAAATTACATAACCAAGTTTTTTCCTGAAAACGTACAAAAATATAAACTTTTATTGACATTTAACAAAGTAAAAAAGGATATAAGAAATGAGAAATTATTAATGTTTTTTATTTTAAATTTTTCTTTTATACGTTCTGATTATAATTTAGAAAATATCACATTTATGTAAATGGATGATTATAACTTAAACAGTTTAACTGAATCAAGAAACGAATGGACCGCAAGATTGGTAACTATATTAAGCCCCTTTGTAATAGAAGGATTCAAATCGATATATACAGATGCATTTAAACTATGTGTTGAAAATGACGAAGAAGAGAAATATTTAATGACCTTTCAAAATTTATTATCACGTATTCCAAAATGGAATCCAGAATTAATTAAAACAGAAGTAGAGAGAATTAAGACAACAAGTAAATGTGGATATATAGAGGATTTAATAACGTGTGTCCATATAATTCAATTAAAGGCATTAACGTGTGTAAGAGTAGGACAACATCAAAAAAAGGTAGATCTTGATATACCAAATTTAGAAACATTTATCCATAAAATTTATATTTTAGTGGCAAGAAAATTATATACAAACATCTATTTATTTCAAAGGGATATTAATCCATTAGATATTCAAAAGCATAATAGAGAGATAGAACTAATAATCAAGGAATGTATATTGTGTGCTATAAGAGATACTATTCCGGTTGAGGATATATTAAGATCTTATTTAGACGAAGTTACAGAGGAAAACGTAGAAGTGGATGAGGAAATTATTCCGATTGAGGTCGATGAAACACTTGATAATTCAACTAATGATGAACCCGATAAAGATAACAATAAAACAGGCGAAAAAGATGAAAAAGATGAAAAAGATGAAAAAGATGAAAAAGATGAAAAAGATGAAAAAACCAAAAACAAAAACAACATTATAATCGAAGAGGTTATGAATGATGAGTCGGATGGTTTAACATTGAAAAAAAATGACAATCTTGTAATCGATGATAATAATTATGGAGTAATGTTAGATATAAATAATTTAGTGGAGCCGGAGGATCAAGCTAAAAATGAAAGCGTAGATTCAAATATGCCTAGCGATAACGTAAGCAATCCAATATTAAATGACATAGAAGATAAAAATGATAGTAACGAAGTAACCTTTTCTAGTAACGTGGACGTAAATTCATTTGAAACAGAAGAAGATAAAATAGAAATATCAGATTCAGAGATTAAATTGGATGACATAGAATCTTTAGACGATCCTATATTAGGAGGAGTAGAAGTTTTAGGATAAATTCGTAAAATTATAATTAATGTATTGTAATTATAATTTAAATGAAGGATATATTTCTTGTAAGTGCATTAGTAGCAGTTGTCTATTTTGTAGTCAAGGCAGTAGAAACAAAATTTGTTAAAAAGTCAGAATTAGATATAAAGAGTTTAGCTATGGACGGGGCTTATGTATTTGTTTCATCTGGATTAGCTCAATTTGCTTTATCACAAATGGGTCCAATAGATGGGATGGATTCATTTATGGGAGGAGGAGAAGATAAGGCTATTCCGGGTGTATTTACCAATGATCCAGAGTTTTAAATCATAATGAATAACAAATAATATAACATTTTTTATATTTTATATTATTTATATACTGGAAGGATAATCATCAATATTCATAATTTTAACTTTTTTGTTAAGTTTTTTCTTAGATACACGATATTTATCAAACATTAATCGATCTAATTGTTTTTCAGGGGTATGATTATGTACGGTTCTAGCAATCATTTTATATAATTTAAATTCAGGATATCTTTCTTCACCGTTATTTTTATACAAAACGTTTTTTTTCTTATCATCTTCGCACCATTCTAACATCAAACATTGAAGATTATCACAAGATTCTCTATTTTTAATTAATTTAATATTACAATTAATGAAATAATCAAATAAAGAGCATGCCAGTCTACATAAATCAAAACTTTTATTAGGGGGGACCAATGGTTTGTTTTCGTTGTAATATGGCTGGAAATTATATTGGGATGATGCGTCACCTTCAGAAGAGAAACTATCACTAATAATAAGCTTACCTTTAAATTTAAATATGGCTCTACCAAAATCAATTATTTTCCATATTTTACCAAAAGTGGGGACTTTATAAGTTTTTGAATTGTATGTATAGTATAAGAATTGTTTATCTGTATTGATATACATAATATTATTAGTATGGAGGTCGTTGTGCGTAAAATCAAATACTTTTTGATAAACAATTAATGTGAAAATAATTTGTAATAAAATACTTTCCCATTCATTTTCATCTAAATCGCCTTTAAGCATATAGGAATCTAGAGTATCTTGACATTCTTCTTGCATAATAATATTAACAGGGAAATCCTTAATATATGCGAAAATTTCGATTTCTTCTTCTTCAGACTGTTCAGAATATTCGTCAGACTCTTCTCCGCTTTCTTCATTATCGCTTTCAGATTCAGTATACGAAGATCTAGAAGAGCAAGTTATACTAGAACATTTAGAACTAGAACGCGAATTAGATTTATTAATACTTCCGTAACTAATATCAGAAACATCAATAATTTCAATATCATGGTTAGTTTCATCATTTACTTTAGAATTATTTTCAGTTATATCATTTAAATTATCTAATTCATCTAACTCATCTAACTCATCTAATTTTAAATCTAAATCACATATATCAATATCGTGTTTTTCACCAGTTTTAGATATTTTTAATTTTTTTTTATTATCAGTTGAATCATAATTCGATAATTCATCATAAAAACTCTCATCAATAGTAAAATTAACGTTCTTATATTTATGAAAATCTTTTGATTCATTTAAAAAATCAATGTCTTCAAAAATGTTAATTCTCATGTTATTATGATTTGCTAAATATGAACCATAATAATCTATTCCGTTTAAAAATTTATATTCATTAAGTAATTTACTAGATAAAAAACAAAAGAATCCATCCATATAAGCAGTATTATTAGCATCATTTTGTTTTAATGTATTATTGCTAATATCAAATACAGGTAATTTAAAATTATTTTCATTATCAAAATCATATTTTCCAATCATATATTTAATAGGGTCTAAAATAGGAGCAAATTTAATAAATACACTTAATTCATTTGTAGATGGATTTTTATCTTTATTCATAATCGTACATAAATATTTATTAAATGAAATGGTTTCTTTAATGTCTATACATTTATTGTTATTATTTAACAAAACTTTGTTGTAATTATTATCATTTAATATAAAAAACTTATTATGTATAGGATTAAACATTTGAGGGTTTTTAATATCAAGTTTATTTAAGTTTTCTAAACATGATTCCGAATTATCATAATTAAATGAAAAGTGATTCATTTTGTGTTCTGCATATATTAATTTAGTTTTATTTAAACTAATTATGCGTTTTAAGATAATTGTTATAATATAATTATTTATATTATGACTCTTGAATTAAAAAAGTTCGACATGCGAAGTATTAAATTTGATCCAAAAGCAGGTGGCAGTGGTCCAGTAATCGTTTTAATAGGACGAAGAGATACAGGAAAATCATATTTAGTAAGAGATATATTATTTTATCAACAAGATATACCTATAGGAACAGTAATATCGGGCACTGAGGCAGGAAATGGATTTTATTCAAAACATGTACCAAAACTATTTATACATGATGAATATAATACAGCCATTATTGAAAACGTATTAAAAAGACAAAAGCAGGTAATTAAACAAATTAAACGGGAAACAGAAGCTTATAAAAAGTCTACCATTGATGGACGCACCTTTGTTATTTTAGATGATTGTTTATATGACGCTGGTTGGGCCAAAGATAAAATGATGCGTTTATTATTTATGAATGGACGTCATTGGAAAGTAATGTTAATTATAACAATGCAGTATCCATTGGGTATTCCACCTAACTTACGAACTAACATTGATTATGTATTTATACTAAGAGAGCCTTATATAGCAAATAGAAAACGAATTTATGAGAATTATGCAGGAATGTTTCCAACATTTGAATCATTTTGTCAGGTAATGGATCAATGTACGGAAAATTATGAATGTTTAGTAATACATAATAATGCAAAAAGTAATGCGTTAAAAGATCAAATATTTTGGTATCGCGCGGAATCACATAATGATTTTAAATTAGGTTCAAAGGAATTCTGGGAATTATCTAAAGAAATAAATTCTGACGAAGAAGATGAAATGTATGATCCAAATTCTGCAAGAAAGAAATCTTCTGGTCCTAAAATAAATGTTAAAAAATCTAAATGGTAATTAATAATTATAATAATATATTCTTATTAATTACATAGCTGATTCATCAGGTGGAGTTGGTGGTTTATCATCAGCGTTTTCCTGTTCTTTATCTTCTTTATCCTGATGCTTTTTTGATAAAATAACATTTTCTTTGTCAAATAATTCCTTACGAACATCCAGTAAAGGAACTTCGCTATTTTGTTCGTTATTTACACTGTATAGATTTCCCTTTTCATCTATATTTTGTGTTAATTTATTGTTATTTTCCACAGCTAATTTTTTGTTATTTTCTATAGCTAATTCTTTAGCATTTTTTACGCGAGCATCAAACTGTTGCTTAGCCTTTTTCTCATTTTTATCCTTTTCGTGCATTAACTGATTTAATTCATCTTCCAAATACTCTACTCGACCTGTCTTATATGCTTCTGGTTCCCATGGCATCCACAAGCCTACGGGACCTACATATACATCATGGTTTGGATCTACCTCCCTTAAAATTTTACAACGTAGTTCTGCCTCTTGTTGTGTTTCGAAAACACCCCTTACTTTAATTCCTCTAGTATTAGTTTTAAAATGATGATCGTTTGAAAAATCATTTTCAAGCTGTTGCTCGTTTTTATCTAAAAAGGTTTTGTATTCATCTTCAATCGTATTATCTATTAATCTGTTACTTTCTTCTTTAACAAAATCCTTTAAATCATTTTGAATATCATCCGCATTTATATTGTATTTGTATGCAATAAAATTGGTAAATTGGCTATATTTATTCATAGATTTTTCAAATGACCAGTTCTTTAGGAACTTTTCAAAAAAATATAACGATTTTTGTTTTAAAATATTTTCAGGAGAAACAAAAGAAATACATACAAATTTTTGTCCGGATAGAGGCTTATCTTCTTCCAATAGATCCACTAATTTAGGAGGTTCTGATTCCATATACTTTAATATTTAATTATAAATTTAAATACTTTTCAAAAATAATTTTTATCTTTATTAATATTATAATATGAATCAACTAGATCTTGGAGAACTTGTTAAACGTGCTGTTAAGTACCTCGTTGAAGGTATAATGGTTGCCATTGTTGCTTCCGTAGTCCCAAAACAACAACTCAAACTAGAAGAAGTAGGATTGATTGCACTAACTGCTGCTGCCACATTCTCGATTCTTGATACATACGTCCCTTCCATGGCCGTATCAGCCAGATCCGGTGCTGGATTCGGTATTGGAGCCAACCTTGTTGGTTTCCCGCGATAAACACTTATTTAATTTAGCAAAATAATATTTAATTATTTAAATATTATTATTTATAATAAATGTTGGTATTAACATACAATCCGCAATTTCAAGATGGATTTGGCGCACAATATCAAAGGATTTTAGGTATATATGCTATATGTAAACATTTTAATATAGCATATTATCACACCAATTTTACTGATATTCATTATCAAGGATTAAATGCATTAATGAAAAATGAAAATAACAAAGAATATGTTGATAAATTAAATGATAGAATTCATATAAATAGCGATATAACAGATATAAAAGACTATCCTACAACAAAAAGAATATTAATTGAAAGGGAAGAGCTATTAGAGTTAAAAGAAAAATATAAAGAAAAAAATATGTTAATATATTTACAAGCTCCGTATAAAATAACCGATAAATATCCAGACCTTTATCTAAATGTTAAAAATATATACAAAACCATTGTTAAAAAAAATGAAAAATTCACAATTGGTATGCACGTGCGAAGAGGAGAATTATATGTTGTAGATGGTCGAAGAATGCTTCCAAATAAACATTATATAAATATTTGTAATAAATTAGTAACATATTTAAAGGAAAATAATATTGATTTTATAGTTGAATTATATACAGAAGTGCCTGATAAAAAATATACAATAACTAAAAAACACGTTGGAATTGATAACAGAATTAAAAAAGATGTAATAATAGATCCTAACAATAATAAAGTAGAAGAATTTGATATAATACCAAATTTAGATAAATATATCAATGAGAATATTTTATTAACATTTGATCGTATGATAAATTGTGATGTGCTAATTGGTTCAAGGTCTAGTTTATCAGCGTGTGCTAGTTACATAAAGAAAGGAGTAACTATTTATAAACCTTTTTGGCATAAAATGATTAAAAGTGATATTTCTTGTGATAATATACAACCTATATATGAATATATACAGTCGCATAATAAAAATAAATCATAATTATAAAGTAGGTATAAATTCCCAATTTAGCTCATTGCAAATTTTTTTCCATATATCATCTTGTTCCATACGTTTTTCGCGGTCTTTTAATACAGGAAAATAAGGTAAAAACTGATATTCTTTAAGTAATTCGCATAATTTTGAAATAGTATAATAATAATTCAAAAAATTAACGCGCCCATCAGGACAATATTTGGCATATGGAGCCTGAATTTCCATAAATAAATTACATAGTTTATCTTCTAATTCTGGTGTCATAATTGGTGGCTTTATTCCTAGTTTTTCTTTTATAAAAGGAATATGTTCGTAATACTTACTATATCCTAATTTTTTTAATATATCTTTAGCCCTTTTATTCGTTAATTGGTCGATAACAATACGTTCTTTTTTCATTTGAAAAATAATATCTTGTATAACCTTTTCTGGTATTTGTGTTGATTCTTTAGCCTGAAATTGTGCTAATATTTCTCTAAAATGGTTTATTCTTTTATACGCATAAAAACATACTTCTTTTGGAGGTTCTTTATAAGAAGGTTTTTCGTTTTCTATTAAATAAGGAGTATGTTTTCCACATTTATTATTATTACAAACTAAAATTCCTTCATGATCTACTGGAACAAGCTCGCCCTTATGACATATACTACATATATCAGTATTCAACACAAAACTATTTATATCTATCAACGTATCATCTATATTTCTAAGATAGTTTTTTAAATTACTATTTGCGTTTGTTTCTTGAATTTTTTCATTTTTATCTATATTAAAAAACGAATTTAATACTTTTGTATTTGTATTTACATTACCACTTGCAATGTCCTTTTTATCTTCAAAATAATTAAAAATATACTGTGAATTTTTTAAATAATATTGCTTTTGATTGTTCTTTATTTCTAATATTTTTTTATTAATTTTAGAAATTTCATCATTTATATCTAATTTCTTTTCTAATGTAATATTTGTATCTTTAACTTTTCTATTTAATTGTCTCTTTTTTTTTCTTAATTTTGGAATAAGTTCATCATTTTCTTTTTTAAATCCTTCAATAATTTCATTATGTTTAGTATCTAATGTAATTGTATCCTTTTGATTAACTATAATTTTTTTTGTTGTTTTAGGCTTAAAATTAGGCATATATAATAATTATAAAATTTTTATTTATACCATAATACTTTTTTTAATTAAATCCGATAAAATTTCAATTAACTTTTTCTAATATTTAATGTAATGGATATACAAATTAAATCTGAAAATACAAAAGAAATAAGCGATATTACTTTGAAAAAAATGATTTTTATTTTCAATGCTTTAGAAAATGGTTGGAGTGTAACTAAAAACGGTCCTTCCTATGTTTTTAAAAAAAATCATGGAGGTAAAAAAGAAATTTTTTTGGATGATTATTTAAAACGATTCATGGAAGAGAATTTTAGTATAAATAATCTATTAGAAAATATGAATTAATTAATTACTTTTTATATATTTTTTTTTCTTTAGCAATATTATAACCTATGGGAGGAGGACTAATGCAACTCGTCGCTTATGGCGCTCAAGACGTATATCTTACGGGAAACCCGCAAATTACTTTCTGGAAGGTAACTTACAGACGTCACACCAACTTTGCCATGGAGGCAATCGAACAAACTTTCAACGGACAAGCCGATTTCGGCCGCCGTGTAACATGCACCATTTCAAGAAATGGTGATCTTGCTTACAGAACATACCTTCAAGTAACTCTACCTGAAATCACCAGCTCTACTCATGCTAATTTCGCCCGCTGGCTTGATTTCCCCGGACACCAACTTCTTTCGCAAGTCGAGATCGAGATTGGTGGACAGCGCATCGACCGTCAATACGGTGACTGGATGCACATCTGGAACTCGCTCACTCAATCCAAGGAGCAAGAGGTTGGCTACAACAACATGGTCGGTCAAACCACCGCTCTAACCTACATCACTGATCCTGATTTCGCTGATGTTGACACTCCTTGTGCTGACACCGCTCCTCGCCAGACCTGCGCTCCTCGCAAGTCTCTTCCTGAGTCGACCCTTTACATCCCTCTTCAATTCTGGTACTGCCGCAACCCTGGTCTTGCTCTACCCCTCATCGCTCTTCAATACCACGAGGTAAAGATCAACATTGATCTTCGCCCCATTGACGAGTGCCTCTGGGCTGTAAATTCGCTTTCGGCTCACGATACTGGTTCGGGCACTTGCGGCAAGGCAATGGCTGCTTACAACCAATCGCTTGTAGCTGCTTCGCTCTACGTTGACTACATTTTCCTTGACACCGATGAGAGACGTCGTATGGCGCAAAACCCCCACGAATACCTCATCGAGCAGCTCCAATTCACTGGCGACGAGTCGGTCGGTTCGTCTTCCAACAAGATCAAGCTCAACTTCAACCACCCTTGTAAGGAGCTCATCTGGGTCGTCCAGCCTGACGAGAACGTAGACTACTGCGCTTCCCTCGAGTGCGGCACCCCTCTTTACAACCTCCTCGGCGCCCAGCCTTTCAACTACTCGGACGCTTACGATGCTCTACCCAACGCCTTCCACGCCTTCGGCAACGAGACTTCCCTCTCTGACATGATCAGTGGCTCGGGACTCTTTGACAACCCTGATGCTGATGCTGCTGGCACCCCCGGACACGGTTTCACCTCCTCCAGTGGTCTTCAGAATGAGAACGACCCTGTTGCTGAGGGCTCGCTCGTATCGGATGCTGGCACTTTCGTCCTCGCTGAGACCGCTCTCAACATGCACTGCTGGGGACAAAACCCTGTCGTCACCGCTAAGCTCCAGCTTAACGGACAAGACCGCTTCTCGGAGCGTGAGGGCACCTACTTCGACCTCGTCCAGCCTTTCCAGCACCACACTCGCACCCCATCCACCGGCGTCAACCTCTACTCGTTCGCTCTTCGCCCTGAGGAGCACCAACCTTCGGGAACATGCAATTTCTCGCGCATTGACAACGCCACTCTTCAGCTCGTTCTCTCGAACGCCACCGTTGAGGGCACATCCACCGCTAAGGTAAGAATCTACGCTGTCAACTACAACGTCCTCCGCATCATGAGTGGTATGGGTGGTCTTGCTTACTCCAACTAAATACTTTATTATCTTGCTATTTTCTTATTTTTACTATAGTATTAAAAATTATTAATTAATCTTTTTTTTAATTAATAATTAACAGCAAAAAAATAGGTTTAACACATCTATCGATTCGTTTTTTTTTACATAATGATTAAATAAATACAAAACATAATAATAACAATAAATACCATCTAATAATTCATTTAATTCGGTTAAAGTTATATTTTCGGAGCCCGAATTCCCCGTTCTTCTAAAAAAGTATTTAATTCTTGTTTTATTACTTTTATTTCTTTTAATTTATTTCTTAGATTAACGCATCTATCTGATTCTAATAATTTGCTATATTCTTGGCTTTTTTCAGTTAATTCTTTATGTAAATTAATCTCTTTTTTTAATTGTTCGTTTAACGATGTTAATAAATTAAACTGCTCTTCTATTGTATTGTCATAACGTTCCATAAAATTATTTACAGCCAATTTATTTGCTTCACTTGTTTTAACATCTTTTTCTAATTTTTTATTTACACCACTTTTTATTGTTAGATCTCTTTGTATTTCACGTAAATATTTGTCTAATTCGTCGGGTTTATACTTCATAAAATCCGATAAGCTATTTTCCATTTTATAATTTTATTATATTTATTTTTTTACAAATATAATAATTTATAATTATTTAAACTGTTGTGCCAGCATCAACATCATTTTCCGCAGCTTCTGCTTCATCTTGTTCCTCTGTTGTTACAATTTCATTTGATATTATCTTAATTCGGTTTAAACATCTTTCAGAAAAATTTTTATTTTGTTCTAAGAATTTTCCTAATCTATCTATGTATGAATTAAATTCCAATGTTAATTTTTGTTTTTGACTTTCTAAATTCATAATTAAATTACCTACACTAAATCCACGTGATTCTCTTTCTGTAGCCCGTGATATCTTATCATCAAACGATCCAATATCTTCAGCTAATTCGCGTAAATTACTTGTGGTACAATTTATTAAAGCAAAAATTTCATTCATATCATATTTTGCATAAGGGTCTTGTATTTCAGCTGGTTCACCTTCAATCGGGTTTCCTTCCTGATCATTAGCAGATGGATTTGGAACCATTGCAGGAGGATATGGTGTCATATTTCTAAATTTACGCTGTTTTACTATTTCTTTTGATGAACCTATAGGAATTTCTTCAATTGCTAAGGCATTTTCAATTATACCGTCACAATATTTATATAAATCACCGTATAATTTTTTAATATATACGTCCTTCATATGAACGAAAAAATCTAAATCTATTTCAAGGGAACTTTTTTGAAAACCCAATGTATCAAGTGAAGTTCCTACATCATAACCTCGTCCCTGATCTGCTATTACTTCTTTCTCAAAGTCTTTAATAGATAATATATCACTTTCTAAGTTTCCAATAAATTTATCCATTTCCGCATATTTTGAATTAATAACATTTAAAGTTTCATTGTAACTATCTGAATCTATCTTATCACGTAAAGTACTATCATTCGGTTGTATAGCGGTCATTATAATAGTTCTTTGTATTATATTTTTTACAAAAAAAATAATTATTAAAATACAAATACTTTTTATATTTCAACACACAACCATTTAAAACCATCTCTTTTAAATACATTATATGCGATTTGTATTTTTGTTGACAACTGCTTCAACCGTAATGGGTTCGTGGCAAACATATTCATATGTTCCACGATGGAATGAATTTAACAAATTTGTTAAACAATATAATAAAACATACGATACTACTTATGAACTATACAATGCTTATACCGCTTTCTATACCAATTATGATTCTATTAAAAATAATGAATTTTCTTTTAAACTTAAAATGAATGAATTTGGCGACGTCCATCCTGACGAATTTCATTCAACCCGCAAGGGTTACGGTGTTCCTCATTCAGGGTATCATAAAACCCGTACAAGCTGTTCTTCTTTTAAATCCACCACCACTACTCTTCCTGATTCGGTAGATTGGCGCGACTATAATGCTGTTACACCAGTTAAAGATCAAGGTCAATGTGGAAGTTGCTGGAGTTTCTCAGCAACTGGTGCAATGGAGGGAGCTTGGGCTATTCACACTGGAGATTTGGTTAGTCTATCCGAACAACAACTTATGGATTGTTCTAAGAGATATGGTGATCTTGGCTGTAACGGTGGGTTGATGGATAGCGCATTTAAGTACGCGATCGATTACGGAATGTGTTCCGAGGAAGAAGACCCGTATGAAGCCAAGTCCGAAAGCTGTCCTTTTTGTGACACCGTCGCTACATTTAATGATTGTGTCGATGTTACCAGCAACAATCAGCTACATTTGAAGGAAGCCGTTTCACGAGGACCTGTATCTGTAGCTATTGAGGCTGATACAACCGCATTTCAGTTTTATTCTAGCGGAGTTATTACCGGAAGTTCTTGTGGTGATACACTCGACCACGGTGTCCTTGTCGTCGGTTACGGTGAAGAAGACGGAGTAATGTATTGGCTAGTCAAAAATAGTTGGGGAACTTCTTGGGGAGACAATGGTTATGTAAAGATTGAGCGTTCTGAAAGTGAGTCAGACTCTGGTGTATGCGGAATCGCAATGCAGCCCTCCTATCCTGTTGCTGAAGGTAATGTAGATACATCTAATGTAAGTGGTATTCAATGCGATAAATGCGGTCTTAGTTACCAAACTTGTTGTTTTGCTTTTGGAGTTAAAGGATATCCTTGTGATTGTCATCTATCCGAGGACGGTCACGGAGGTGTAGGAGATAACTGTGGTGATTGTGGCGTTGAATACGAAGCATGCTGCATTGCTTCAAATCTAAAGGGTACGCCTTGTGAATGTGATGTGCTTTAGAAATATATTAAATTCATAAAATATATAATATAAAATCATTTTGTATATATTATATATTAAATGTTGCCAAAAATAAATAGAAAAATACCATTTAAAGAATATAATAACAAAACAGACAAAAATACCGATTTATCAAAATCAAAAAAGTTTTGCTGTATTTGTTTTGAAGAATTACAATCCGCCACAATAGATAAAACAGTTACAAGATGTAATCATCATTTTTGCACTAGTTGTTTACTTAAAAATATGAAATATAATAACGAATGTCCTCTATGTAGAACTATTTTATTAAGTCCTAATAAAAAATTTTGTATGGGATATCAGGTTTCCTCACAAATTGTATCCCAGGAAATAGACTATTATAACGATTACATTAAAGAATGTATTTATTACGTAATAAATACAATAGAATACCATACTAAAAATGATACTCTTACCGATGAAATTAAAGATACATCTCATCAACAAATACTTAACGCATTTGAAAATTTTGGAATGGGTATATGTTTAAATGTAAACACCACGTTTAGAAATTATAATGTATATAATACAGATAATTCATCTCCGCCTCCTCCCCCTCCTAATGATGATTCTCCGGAGTCTACGCATTTTTTTGAAATGCACGATAATTTGGTCGTCGAGTCTCAAAGCGCACCAGTTACAGAATCCCCCATTTCTAATATGTTACAACAAGAATCCGTTACTAGATCACCCCTTCCTTCAATTACTATTCCCAATACTGTGACAGAGGTTTCTACCATTCAAAGAACAATAGAAAATAATGAAGAAAGTGTATTTCCTGATAATTTAGAAATGTAATTTTTATACATATTACCATAAAAAGAGTGAAACGATGCGTAATTCCTTTAATAAATGATAATAAACAACAAATAATATACTATAATAATGAATACTGACGAAATTATAACATTATTAGGTTTTCTAGGTTCAGTAGGAATTAGCATAAGTTTATTACCTCAAACCTACAAATCATGGACTACAAACGATGTTTCATCATTATCCGTTACATTTATGATAATAACTTTTATATCAGCCTTTTTAATGATTATTTACTCAACCTATTATTTAGTTTATCCTATGATTATAGCAAATGTATCTGTTTTAGCAAATACTTGTATTCTTATGCTATTGTATCATAAAAATAAATGTTGTCTCTCATCTTAATGTAATTATCAAATTCACTTAAAAATATAATATTTTAATATACTATAATGCAGATTTTTGTGAAGACATTGACAGGAAAGACCATTACGCTTGATGTAGAACCCAGTGATACTATTGAGAATATTAAACAAAAAATTCAAGATAAGGAAGGAATTCCCCCCGATCAACAACGTTTGATTTTTGCTGGTAAACAGCTAGAAGATGGTCGCACTTTAAGTGACTATAACATACAAAAAGAAAGTACGCTCCATTTAGTACTTCGACTTCGTGGTTAAATATATATTAAATATAATAATATATTCAATATGTATATGGATTCAATATTTAAAAAAGCAGTATTATCATTTGAAAAAGTTTGGTGCGATTTATTAAATATATATAATCCTTATCGTGACCCTTGGAAACTAAGAATAACAAAAAATGTGCCTGATTTTGACGGGCAAGCGTATAAGCAATATCCAAAACATAATTTCGTATATGATAAATTATGGGTAGCCAAATCACAAGGTGTAGAATCAGGAGAATTAGAAGATTTAATAGAAAATAGATACAAAAGACAAAACTATCCAATATTTATAAAACCAAGATGGGGACATAAAAGCGCATCTAGTAAGAACTGTTATAAAATAAAAAGTTACGAAGAATTAGTTAAATATAAAGATATTCCAGATATGATGTGGTCTGATTTTATAGATGATACTGAAGGAATGACCGATTTTATTATTCATAATGGCTCAATCGTTCATCAAATTACTTATGTTTACTCTGAAAGTCAACACGGGGTAGTTGCGGATGACTGGAAATACATTTCTCCTGAAAATGAACCGCCTGAAAAAATAGTAAGATGGGTAAATATGCATATGAAAAACTATACGGGTATATGCAATATGCAGTATAGAGGACAGACAATAATTGAAGTTGGATTAAGATGCGCTCGTGGTGGTGCGTATATTTTAAATACTAAAAACGAAGAATTAATTAAGGCTATTAATCAATTATGCGATCATGAAACCTGGGATTATGATAATACAAAAAATTTTGATTTTAAACCTTATTATAGTTTCAAATGCTTTACACAAACACCCATAGTTTATTTATATCCACAACATTTATTGGATTTAACTATGAATACAAACAATTGTTTGGAATTTTATGAATATTATTTTGAACCATCAGGTAAAGACGGTATGGTTTTCTTGCAATTTTTACACAGAGATTTCGAACACGGGTCTAACCTTAAAACTAGCTTGGAGTATATTTTTTCACTAACGCAAATGTTTCTTATTGGGTTATTTATAATAGTATTAGCTAGTTATGCTTTTCAATACAAGAATAGATATCAAATACTTACTGTTTTTTTAGTTTTATTTTCTACTCGCTTTATCAACGCACTAAGCACAAGTTATACCCTTTACAACGCTCAAAAACAGAGTATGTTTGGATAGCTAGAGAGATTATAATAAATTAATTCATTTAAATATATAATTCATTTAAATATATATATTAAATTTATGGTTTCATTTTGGCAAGGATTATCATGGATATCTATGTGTATTCCTATTTATACAAAATGCAGTACTTGCAAATTCTATTTAAATTCTAATAAAAGTCCTTCAATGTGTCGAAAAATTATTTTACTTAACGAAAAACCCTTAATTATATATCATCCAAACAATGAACTCATAGAACACACGCTTTATGTAGACGTTGAAAAAGCAAGAAACTCAAATGATTTATGCGGGGAAAATGCTAGTTTTTATGAAAGACGATTAAATTAATTCCAAGGTATTTCTTCATCATTAAATGTTAAATTATTCTTTAAATATTTATTCATTAGCCACATATAATAGCATTTTTCGTCTGTTGTTTCTTTTTTATAAATCACATCAAGGTTTTTTTGGATATATTTATTATATTCTCTATGTCCTTTATAATGTGTACGGGTATTTGGATGTAAATTAAGTTTTTCAATTCCTTTATCTGTAGGCATAATTAATAAATTATACGCCATATTTACATCATAATTTGTTTCTCTTAATAATTTATGATTTTTAAATTGCTTAGGGATACAATGATGATCCTGAACGAAACCTGTATAATTCATAGTTTTTTTGTACGCTTTTCTATTTTTACTTCCATATCTATAAAATGCATTATCCGATGAAAAAGTTGAATAATATAATATAGGATTTATTTTATTTAAAATAGGAAATAAGCAATAAATATATTTCATTTTATATTATAAAAGATAATATATTATTTATTGACTTAAAGTTAATAAAAATAATAAAATTGAAATAGAAATATAAAATAAAAGTATTACAAAACCAAAATGGATCTCGCACAACGAAAACTAACTAGGTCTGAATGGGATGGTATTGAAATACCCGCTAACGCAGAAGAACAAAAAATTCTTCGTATGATTAAAAATGGATTCAATAATACATCTATTATTGTTAATGACACCTTATCTCTTTACGGGTATATGAAAATTGCTGATACTCCAGAGATGACTGAATACTTATATGAAAAATATTTCTCAAAACAAATTGAAAAACTTAACACAAAATATACCTTTGGTTTCCTCCATAAAAAATCAAAGGGTCCAAAAATTAAAAAAAAGGATATTATACGAATTGAGAATTTTGATAGTTCTTTAGAAACAGGAAAAAAAATAATTTTTGAATATATTGTATTAGACCTAATAGAATCACTAGTTAAAAATGAAAGCAAAGGCAACAATAAGTTTGTATTTCATTACTATACTATATTTCAGTTAAATTTGCTGGAGATTTCAAACGTAAATGATATCTTTAAGAAATTAATGGAGTTTGTATTAGAAAAATATAAGGATAAAATTAATATTCCTCATCTATTAAAAAGTTCATCTGATGTTATAGAACACAATGAATTTCTTTGGAAATATGCTAATTTGACTTTGTATAAACATCAAAAAGATATTTTCAGTATATTTAAAAACCCTGAACCAAAAATGGTTCTATATATTGCACCTACTGCAACAGGAAAAACACTTACTCCTATCGGATTGGCTGAAAAATACCGTGTTATCTTTGTCTGTGCTGCTAGACACGTTGGTTTAGCCCTAGCAAAATCTGCTATTTCCTCGCAAAGAAAAATCGCATTGGCGTTTAATTGTGGTGACGCTGAAGATATCCGACTTCATTATGCCGCAGCGAAAGATGTAATTCGCAATAAACGTACAGGAGGAATTAGAAAAGTAGACAATAGTAATGGAGAAAACGTAGAAATGATTATCTCAGACATTAAATCGTATCTTCCAGCAATGTATTATATGCTAGCATTTAATCCAAAAGAAAAAATTGTATTGTTTTGGGATGAACCCACTATTACTATGGACTATGAAAGCCATTCCTTTCATGAAATAATTAAAAAAAACTGGACTGATAACCTAATCCAAAATATTGTTTTATCCTCCGCCACTTTGCCAAAAGAAAGCGAACTTAATGAAACCATTGGTGATTATAAATCTAAATTTGGTGGAAATATTTATACTATTCTCAGCCACGATTGTAAAAAAACAATCCCTTTGATTGAACCTGATTGTTCTGTTTATTTACCACATAAATCATTTGAAAACTATCAAGACGTTGTTAAGTGTGCGACACATTTGCAAGAAAATAAAACATTGTTGAGATATTTAGATCTTGGTGAAATTGTTCGATTTGTGGATTATGTTTCTACAAATAAGTTTTTGAAAAGAGAGCAATTATACGTGGAACATTATTTTCCAACGATAGAAAATGTGAATATGTATGAAATAAAACAACATTATATATTGGTTCTTCAAAATATTATGCCTGATAAATGGAGTGGTATATATGAATATTTCAATTCTAATTTAACAATCCAACATCCATCAAATATTCATATGGTGTCAAAAGACGCTTACACATTAACGGACGGTCCAACGATATTTCTAGCTAATAACATTGAAAAGATAGCTCAGTTCTGTTTGAAAGAAGCTTCTATTCCAGAATCAACTATTAAGGAACTAATGGCGCAAATCGAACAAAATACAAAACTAAGTAACTACGTCAATAAACTGGAGAGAGATTATGACGATCTTGATAAAAAAGAAAATAATAAAGATAAAGAACGAGAAAATTCTGGTAATAAAGTGACACCTGAAATGAATAAACTAAAACAAACAATTGATAATCTTATGTCACAAATACGACCTATTATGTTGGATAATACATATATTCCAAATAGGGCTACTCATCTTGCAAAATGGGCGGATGACAAAAAGCATGAAAACACATTTACAAGCGATGTTAATGAGGACACTGTTATTAGAATAGCTAAGTTAACTGATATTGATGCGGTATGGAAAATTTTGCTTATTATGGGTATTGGTGTATTCACCGAACACCCTAGTATCGCATACACAGAAATTATGAAAGAATTAGCAGACTCACAGAAATTATTTATGATTATCGCTTCATCCGATTATATTTATGGAACCAATTATCAGTTTTGTCACGGATATATTTCAAAAGATTTATCGGATATGACGCAAGAAAAGGCTATTCAAGCAATGGGGAGAATTGGTAGAAATAAAATGCAACAACAATATTCTATTAGATTTAGAACCACTGACATTATAAAGAGCATTTTCGTTCATCAAGAAAATCGCCCGGAGGTAAAAAATATGAATCAGCTATTTTGTTCTTAAAATATAAATAATAGATTAAAAAGTATTTAAGAAAAGAAGATAATAATAGACTAAATGAGTAAAGGATATGCCACACAAAATGATTTATTAATGAATAATTTACTAGCGTTTTATAAAAATGAAAATAATTTACAAACAATGTTAAATATTATTAACGGAGATTCACAAATATCACTAAGGATTGTGGATTGGTTTGCTACAAATTATGCAAAGAAAAACTTTACTGTTTATCCCATTGAAAAAGGTGTAGAAACCATTCGTTTTAAGGTTTACAATGATTATAAACTAAAATTAAAAGCTTATTCTAAAAGGCGATTCGACCCCTTTTGTAGGTGGGAACGAATTAATATTCCATATAAGGAAAATACTTATATTCAAACAACTATCGGACAATTAAATTTTTTTAAATGGGCTTTAGAGAATAAAGTAATTGATTTTATTGAAAATAATTATGCAAGTATAGAACAAGATATGAATAAACGAAATAGTACATCTAAAAGAAATAATACCAGCAATGCTTGTAATGCAAAAACCAGAAAGAAACGCGAGGAGCTTTCTGTTTCTGCTGTAAAAAGTATTAAAAAAGAAGAAGTAGAGATTGTTGTTCGGTTTGATTAATTCGTTTTTTTATGTAAAAGTATATATTATATTTTATTTATAATATATAATGAAAAAAAATGATTCACAAGAATGGAAAACGATTTCATCCAGTGAATTTTCAATACCTGATACCATATATAGCTATAAAGAATGGGAAGAATACAAAAATAGAAATAAATCATTTATTAAAAAAGAACATAACAACGAAGAATTAACAAATGAATGGAAAATAATAATGACTTCAAAATACTCTTCTGATTGTAATTATATAATAAATGAACCCGAAAATATTTTGGAATTTTAATAAAATCTCTCTAGCTTTCTTTTACAAACCTAAAATTATTCCATATCTACTTGTAGATCGAAGGTGGAACGC